CAGGTCGGAGGTGATGCACATCCACGCCTGGGGTGATGAAGCCTTCAGCTCTGCACCGCTCGCACAAGCCTTTGGCACGTCGGAACACCTCGGCTCGCAACAGCTTCCACCGCTTGTCGTTCAGCAATCGCTGGTATCGTGGGTCTCTGCTCACCGTCCGTCCTCCTTGTCGAACAGGCTGTCCATGTCCTGATGCTTCTTGCGGCGTGTGCGCCGGCCGTACTCAATGGCTTTGCCGTAGTCGGACCGCTGCGCATCCTCGAATGGTGCCTGAAGGTCGCGCTTGTCTTCATCGCGTTCCAGCTCGCCCACGATGTCTATCAGTAGTTCCAGTATGCTGGAGCATTGTCGACATACGGCCATGAAGCGGAGGCGGCGGTAGAGGCTGGGGAAGGTGAGGCACATGAAGCGTTCGAGTATCTGCTGTAGGTTCATGGTCTGCTTCCACTCTCCGAAGAACGGACGTTCCACATGCACTACGCGGATGCCCTTCTTGCCGTTCTTGTCGTTCAGGTAGTAGGTTGCCTCGCTGATCTCGGGTTCGGCGTCTGGGTCGGCCACGTTGAAGTTGTCCTTCCACCCGATCATGTGCTCCAGCATATTCATTGCCTTCTCCACCATCGGGCTGAGCTTTGTCTTATCCTCCATGTACCGGCGTATGCAATCGCACGTGTTCTGGATAATTGAGTAGATGCTGATGCCCTGCCGTCGCTCTATGCGCTTCATGGCATCGTAGGTCTCTGTGCTGACCTTGGTTTGCATCATTCTATATTTCTGCTTTTCTTCCATCTTTTATTAATCTTAATACTACGTCTGCTATGTCTGCCTTCTCTCCATCCTCGGGCTTCCACCAGTCGCGGACAGCCTGAGTGTTGAGGTGTAGGTTAGGGTACTGTAGCTCATTGGCCTTCCTGATCCAGCGGCTGATGCCGTCGCGGTCGGGGAAGAGCACTATCTTTCTGCCCGCATCCATGAGGGGCTTCAATCGTTCGCGGCTTAGGTTTTGCATCCCAGCGCACGCCATCCATATCTGTGCGGCATGGTTGCCGTATGCGGTTGCCATAATGACGGCTGTCTTCTCACTCTCCACAATGTTTATTGCCGCATCGGGCCAGCGGTTCATGAGGTGCTGACCGAACAGACAGTAGCTTGCCCCCTCCTTCTGATCGTCGAAGTGGTTGCTACCGCGGGCATACCGCATCCGGGCATGGAGCCATGTCTGGTTGTATGGGTCGTCCTTCATGCGGTGGCCATCCTCCTTGTACTTCATCATGTGGCAGTTATGTAGTATGTTCTGCTCATCCAGCATCCACCACATCGTCCATTCATGATGCTGCCGTTCGCCTGTGGCTCGGTTCTCTGTATCGAAGTACGTATGCCCTACGTGATAGTCCGTTAGGGCCTCTGTGAGCCTCTTACGCGCCGCATCGTCCCACGGCTGCTGTTCTATCCAGTGAACGAAGTTATCGCGCTCTGTGTTGGCATAATAGCCTATCCATTCGGTAGGCCATGTGCGCTTAGGCAGGTTGTCGGGTATCTCAGTCATGTCTCTTGGTTTAGCAGGTTTGATATTTTTGAACTTCTCGCGGTCGTAATCCTCCTGGATGGGTATGCCGTACTTGGTGGCCAGATACCGCAGCGCATCGGGGTAGGAGAGGTGCTGATAGTTCATCAGGAAGTCAATAGGGCCTCCCTTGGCATCGCAACTGAAGCATACGTAGCAGTTCCTGGCTGGATGCACAACGAAGCTGCCCAGATGCTTATCGTCGTGAAACGGGCACAGGCACTGGTAGTTGACTCCCTTCTTCTTAAGCGTCAGAAAATCTCCTATAACGTCCACAATGTTTGCCGCGTCCTTAATCTTCTTTTCTGTGAATTTATCCATAATATTTTCTATGTAAAGCCGAGCGTGTATGTGCGCGTGGCGCGTGTGTGGGATGCTTGCCCCTTAAACCTGCCCGCCGCCCTTGCGGGCTTGGTTTATGGTGCATGCAGCGCACCACGTGTTGAACCTTGGTTTAACCCCTCCTACACCTTTAGGTGTAGAGGGCGATTGGTTTAACTCGTCAGAATGGGAGTACATTAGATATTTGCAAGGCGTAATGTCCTCCGATCTTGACGGTAGTCTCTTCAAGCATCTTCTCCTGAATTGCAAATTCGAGGTCTGCCTGTTGCCTTCCATCGTTCTTTTGCATTCCGATAGCTCCGAAGATTTTCTGTTTTATATCCTTTCGGCTCATTGGCCATTCATACTTAGTGTATGCATCAGCCAACCACTTGTTGATGTCTTCCTTACTGTCATGCTCAGGTTTCTGACGTTTGCTGTCGCCTGGGTTGCTAACAATCTTTGGCACTCCTAACTTGCCGGCATCGTCGGTCACCTCAAACTTCCAGTCTTCCATGTCCTTGTCGCGGGCATCCTGCTGCTTGACGGTGAAGGTTACGATTCCGTTCTTTTTCTCCTTGATGCTTATCAGCGTGTCACTCACCTTGTTTCCCAGCTCAGTACCTATCCAGCCACGCATCTTAGCTTCCTCGCTGTCTTGTGTACGTCCGGGGTTCTGATGTAGGGCAAGCCATACGCACATGTTCTTATCCTCGGCAAGGCTTGCCAATTCGTCAAGTATCTGTGTGCCGCTCTCTTCGTCGTTGATACTTGCAAGCAGGTCGCGCAATCCGTCAACGAATACGATGTCAGGTTTCAGCATATCGACGGCTAACTTGATAAGCTGGTAGCGTTGCCGGTAAGGTTTAACGTCGCTGTCCTTTGGCATGTTCTTAAGCCATAGAACGTGAAAGCGGTCATCCGGCATCGGTTGCTTCATGTCCCAGTCAACCAGCCAATGTACTCGCCTCAATACCTTGGCACTGCTCAGCTTCTCCATCTCGGTATCTACATACAGAACCTTTGGCTTATGCCCCAGGAAATCTATTGTACGTTGCGGAACGTGCAACCCTGGCAGATAGTCCTGTGTTCGCTGTATGCCGTCGCCAAGTATTGCCGCCATCAGCTGGGTAAGTACGAACGACTTACCATTCTTCTTCTGTCCGCTTATGGCAGCCAGACCGCCAACCTTGCTGAACGGTACGCCGTTGTATTCCAGCATACAATATGGCTCGGGGTAGTCCTCGCGCGGGTCAAGCAGATAAGGCCTCAGTTGGTCAATCGCCAACTGATCAGGTGTCTTAAGCTGCGGTAATTTATCCTCTCCATTCATAGTCCCTTGATAATATTATTTCTTTCAGTTCCTCTTTTCTTCGCTTGATGTCTTCATCTAATTGCCTTGCTTTGTGCTTGTGGCCGTATCGCTTACTTTCATCGTAGGCGACTCTCATAGCGAGGATTTCATTTATTCCCTTGCGGATATTCTCGCGCCATCGCCGCTCGTCTGCTATCATCTCATCGGCGAATGCCTCACCCTCGAATACTGCCTTTCCCTGATAGGCCCCGTTCGCGCTCGTTATGTCGTCGAACTCATCCTCCATGAATTCTAATGGTACTAATTCGTACATTGTATATATTTTCTTAAATGTTTACGTTTACGCATTATGATATGGTATGAATCCTCACTTAATATCCTTCGCAATCCCAGCTTCTTTTTACGATGCCTTATTGCTTCCTCTGTCCGATGTAAGCGTATTGCAATTTCTTTTATTGGCTGGCGCATCTCGTGCATGGCTTTCAGCCACTCGTCATCTCGCTTGCGCCAAGGTTTGCACCCGTATGAAAATACCTTCATAGTTTATATGTATATCTTTTTGTTAATAATCGAATAAAAAAATGGCGGCTACCTTCACAGGCGGTCACCATAGATTAAATCAACTCAAAATTCAAACGGAACCTCACGGTTCTTTCATGTTTGAAAAAATAGTAACATTATATATATATCAGGTACACAATATCATATTGTTAGCTCCCGTCTGCGTTTCTCATCACGGCTTCGGACGTGCAATGGCCGCATTAAAGCATAACAGTTCTGGAGGGGCTTTCCGTCCTTTTACATCCGGTTACTCGCTGCTGATACCCAGACCCTCTGTTTGCCTGTTAGTGTTCTGTGCAGTGGTTTCCCTGGCCGGTAGTTCCGTCTCCGTCGCGGGCCTTCTCTCATCCTCTGCCGTCCAGCAGTGGGTAGCACGCTCTTTCGCCTTAGACTACTGGCAGCGTGCGGAGTTCCCGCCCATCCTAATGCTAATGTATATAGTGTAGTATATGTTGTTAATATAGCAATTCAGATATGTAAGCAAGTCAAAGAACGGTGTTTTTAAGTAGTGGAAGGTAGTGGATTCGAACCACTAAGGTCCCGTGAGACCTGCACGCATCCGTGCTGCTTTCATCCTGGGCGGTTTGTCTCCGTCACTCTCAGCCAACCTTCCATGTGTGCGCGGCAAAACCAGTCTTATTTACTTGGCCGCAGGATTGCTCCTCTTATCAGTATTTCGCACGTTTAGTTTAGTTTAGTTTCATTGGTAAGGGTTCAGTATGGCAGGTCGCCTCCGTTGTTCTGTTGCATCTGTTCAAATGGGTCTGAGCTTGACGGCGGTGTTGCATTCGCTGCGCTTTGTGCTTGTGCTTCTTTTGCAGCCTCTTCTGCCACATCCTTGATGCGGTATGCCCTCACGTTGTTAAACCAACGCTCCTGCCCGTCCTTGGTATAGACACTCGCGTTAATCTCAAACTCAATCTTCACATTCCTGCCAACCTTCTCCTCGAACTGCTCAATCTTACCGTAGCTGTCATCGCGAACATCTACCACAAGGTTCTTCGGGTATATGCTAACTTCGCGCAGCAGGAACTGAGCTATCCTCCAATGTCCGTTCTGGCTCTCGCCCGATCGTTCACCTAACTTTTTTACTAATTGTCCGACAAACTCCATTTTTGTTATTGTTGTTAATTGTTATACTTCATCAACATATAGTTGTTATAATCGTTCTGAACCTCTGACTTTAGGAAGATGTATCTCCCGTTTTCATCCTTCCGTGCTGATCTGAACAGACCATCTTTCAGGAACCTCCTCCTTACCCATGTGCTGCTCTTACCTATCTGCTCGCCAGCCTCGCGAGCACTCAGCCACTTGTCGTACACATTCTGCCCGGTACTCTCCCCAACTTCACTAAGTAGGTCTGTAAGCAGCTTCGCCTCGCTCGGATGGCATCGCAGATAGTTAATCAGTTGGTGGAATTGCCTCTTATCCATTATTGCACTTCGGGGACAATGATTCTATTCAATACACGCTTCATCCATGCTGGGGCAATCTGCTTGCTCACGTTATAGAATACAACCATCCAAGTCAGAGCCACTGCCATAAAGAGTGCTGAGTTGCTTACCATTGCTAATGCCAACGGTGTTATGCAAATTGCAACCCATGCCGTGATAATGATTTTCTTTTTCATAATAGAAAGGATTGTATTAGTTTGTTGTCAATAGTGAACTTTCTATCAACAAGGGTAAAAAAAATTACTTTACTGCGGTAACTGTAACGATTAACCCAGTACCTTGTCTCTCAATCTCCGTTGTATATTTGCTGATGCCATCACGTGGATGTGCCTTCGCATATTGGCATACAAGGCTCCTGATACATTTGTATTCCAGCTCGTTCTGGCATGCAACTTTTACATTTTCGCCAGCTTTCAGCTCTTCAAGAGACGAGAAACCAAACATGCCTTTTAGCAAAAACTTTCCCATAATCAAAATTTTTATTTAACATTTTTGTGTTGGTGTGTAAATTTGCTTACCTTTGCCGCTTGTTACATTATATATGATTGTCGGCGGACTTTCGTTAAGAACAAACCAACTTTAATGTTGTTTAAATCGTTATAGTTTAACTTTCGATGGCAAAAATACAAAATATTCTATTAACACAAAACAAAAATAGAAAAAAAATTATCAAAAATAGAAAAAAAATAATCGTTTAACATTATATATATAGGGAAATGTACGCAATAACACCCAAAGAAAGACTCAGGATGTATGCTAAGCACAGATTCGGGGAATATAAAGCACTCGAAATAAAGTGCGGTCTTACGAATGGAACGCTGGCTAATAACTCTGAACCTAATGTCCGCGTGTTGCAAAAAGTGCTGGAGAAATGCCCAGAATTGAGCCCCGACTGGCTCATTCTCGGTTTAGGAACGATGGAACGCATACCTACTGCTAAGCCGCAGCCAATAGGTGTGAATGTAATGGATGACGGACTCGACATCGGAACCTCCCATGTTCAGTCGACATTACTCAAAGAGCCAACTCAGCCCTACAATTCAAACAAGAGAGAAAAAGACGTAATGGTCGCCATCCCTTCAAGCATTCTCGACGCACTCCGTCAGCAGCTTGAAAACAAGGATGCCCAGATCGCTACATTATTACAAGTTATTAACAATACAAAATGACCCAGGAGCACCCTATGGTAACACACCGTGTTACTCTTTAATTTGCTAATTCTTGCAACTAACTATCTTACAAATAGTTACCTAACTCCAAAATGGCCCCTCCGGAGTCACTTTTTAAAACGGTGTAAGTTGGTGATTTTTAGGTGGTTGAGAGTTG